TTTGACTAAATTGCGTTTTTCAGCGACAGTAAGGTTTTGAATTGTATCAATATATGAAAACATAATTTTCTTTCGTTTAATAAGTGTTAATGAATTACTACAATAGAATCTATTATACAGGTTTGTGCGGTATTGTCAATACTTATTTGCCGCTATCGTAAGCGCTTGATCCGATTGAGAATAATACTGTAGCGTTTTGGTCAACTATTGGTCGGACGATTGGGATTGGTGTAGGTGGAGCGTGGGTCGGAGAGTCACGGAGCAGCTGCTGGAGCCGTGTGGGGATTGGGTGGGATACTGGTGGGCGCCGTGTCCGGACTGCTTCGGAGGGCTAGTATAGCGCTTGCCTGGTCTCGCTTGGAGGGCAGCTCTGATTTTGACTATATGGTGCAAGGCGAGGCGAGGGGTGGACAGGCGATAAGCTAAAAAAGCTCCACCAGGTCAAACTCTTTTTTTCAATTTTTTATTTTCTGGGGCTCCCATTAGGATTTCGAAATTCCAAATTTTTTTTCTGGAGCTCCAAAACCAATTGGTCGATTTTCTTTTTAGATAATTTAAACCATTCACCTTTTACTCGGTAGTCCTTATAGCGTTTATGAAGTTCTCTCTCAAGCAATTCCACTTCACTTATCACAGGAGTCTGGTAAATTACTTTTAATTCTAACCAGTGAGAAGTCTGTAAAGCTGTAATCCTTCTATCAACGGTCGTTCCACGGGTAATACCAATCTTCACTGGATTTCTTGATGTGCTACCTATAATGTATAGGACTCCACGGTTCACCAAAGTTTCTCTCACTGGTATTTTGTATTTGCGAGTTAATCCTTTTTCTTTTAAGGACTTCTGATATTTTGCAGTATATTCATTACCACATTTTCTACACTTACCAGAAGTAACAGTAGGTTTCTTTAAAAATCGTTTAATTAAAACTGAATGCCAATGTTCTTCTGTTATTGGAAAAGAATTTTTACAGGCACTACATTTAATTAATCTAACGGGATCCATACAGTTGTCTTTCCAGTTCTTGTATTCTCTCTAGTAGTTTCAGTACCTCACTCATTGGCACCCATTTACCGGATATATCAGTTGTTATATTGTTCATTTGAATAACCATTTTAATATTTGAAAGAAACCCACTACACTTCCTACTATTAAACAGAATACTATTACATACCCTACTATTGCAGTGATGAGGTAGAGTAGTGCTCTCATTCCAGTAGTGTTCTCTCTTGTATATGCCACCATCTCTCTACAGCGGCTTTGGCGGATTCGGAATTAATATACATTCCTAAAGAGAAAACCTCTTTGTTGTCTGGATAGATGGTTGTCGTGTGTTTAGTTTTAATCTGATGACCAGCAAGGCCTACTTCGCCAATGATTCGACCACTCTCATCATAATACAGAAAGTTTGCAACGGTCTCTCCGTCTTTCCATTTACGAATGTTCATATTGAAATGTCTGGTCGGTCGAAAACCATTGCGATACCACAGAGAGTGAGAAGTGTATAACCTTTTGGTGTGGTCTCTTTAAAATACCAGAAGCTAGGTTTGAACCAGAGGTCGGTATGTGTCCAGTATTGGAAAATGTGAAGTAACCTCATTTGGTGTCCCTATCTTTAATGATTAAATTGGTTCGTTCTTTACCGAATTGGTCTACGCAGATCCAAGTATGGCTCAGCGGCTTCTGAGGCCGACAGGTGAGAACCACTTCTTTGTCTTTAGTGAGTGTTGGAGGTACCTCTTGTCCGGATGCGGCGGAAACGCAGAGGAAGTAGAGAGGTACCAGGAGTAGTTTTGCCATCGGAGATAATGATATAGAGATTGCGTTTCGCCGTTTCGTTTCGCTATTTGGTGAGATTATTCCAAAAGTCAATGTATGTTTCGATAAGTGTAGTCCAAAGTTTAAGTATGGCTTTGATTGGATGTTCTATGATGGTTGCCATAGCGATGAGTGTGGCAGGTACGGCCACCAGAACGGTGATAAGAACACCGAGTATACCTAAAAATGTAATCATGATTTTATAAAGTCAATAATGCCTTGTGCTGTATTCATATGGCGGGTTTTGTAGGAACGGTATTCCTCTAGTTCTTTTTCTAGTTCAAGGATGCGTTTGCGTAGTAGGGAGTTCTGTTCTTCGGTATTGGGTAAATCTAACTTTAATTGTGGATTGGGTATGACGCCTTCGTAACCAGGATGATACGGTGCTTCTTGTACATAGTCTTTTGGAGGCACAGCATGAATTCGTTCCAAGTATTTCCGATACTCAGGTGAATTAACATAGTTTTTTAAATCTTCTGATGTAAAGGTGGTCATGTTATTTTCCTATAGTTTCCATACCCATTGATATCCTGTATATATTCTTTCTTTACCGATTAAGTCCATAAATTCTTTTACATAACCACCTTTGCCAATGTTTCCAAAGTTATCATCAACACAAATCATGGTGCCTTCTCGTAGGCATGGCATAATAGCGGTCAGTTCAAAGATATGATGTAATGATGACGGATGTGGATTGGCCATGTCAAAGTCAAACGAATCGAGATACAACAAATCAATCTTTCGGTTCTGTGCAGTCCAAACCTTGGCTTGATTGTATAGAAACTTTACAGAATCAGAACAGGTGAGGTTGGCCTTCTTGGCCGTGGCGGCTGCAAATCGAATGTTATCAGAACTAATATCTACCGAATAAAAATCACCACCATGATAATCAATGAAAGTATCAAAGATAGTGGTAGACATACCATCACCTTCAAAATTGTTTTCTTGGCGAGCACAACCAGTTTCTACAATCAGAGGTTCATGAATTGGCATTACATGATTAAGCATCATACCAAATGATGGTGCTCGTTTGGTCGTTTTATTGACCAAGTCTGTAATGTGTTTAAGTTGTTCTTCGGTCATAAGATGTGGCTATAAAAGGTGTATGCAACCATGATAATAGAAATAACAACCAATACTATTGTGAACGTTGTATCCATAATTCCTCGCAAATTGATTTTTTCTCAGTTATTGATAAACAATCTTCCATAAACTCTTTCTGTTCCTTACTCATCTGTGCAACCACAGGTTTTACAGGTTCAGGTTTCACTTCTACTTTTGGTAGAGGAGGTGGTGTTTCATCAATCACAACCACAGGCGGTGCCGTTTTAGCAATTACATTAAGTGGTTCTGGTGTGCCTTCTGACCGTGAGAATACGAAAATGATTATCAGAGCAAAGAAACCTGCCAATAAAAATTTCCAATACATCACACAGATAATACCAATACCAATGGCAATAACTGTAAAGATGATAATGGTTTCTAAGCGACCTTGTGTGATACCTAAGGTCGATAGAATTGTATTATAGTCCATGATTACTTAGCACGCTTAGGATCACAATGAACATTGATAGGTACCAATACTTTACCATGAGGAGTAGTTTGCGTAACATACTCAACATAAGGTTTCATACCAGCATCTTCACATTCACCGACACCACGAATTACATCACGGCGTTCCATTTTTTCTACCTTTTCAGCACCAGCCACCGTAGGTGTGGATGCACAAGCCGGTAATAATAACAACGGCAATAACACAATAAAATACTTCTTCACTTTAAATCTCCAATAATAAACATAATAAAAATATTATACTATAAGTCAATATGATTAGCAACCAGTCCAACGAATTGTACCATATTCTTTTCGTATAACATTGCCACGAGGAAAGTTTTTAGCTGGTGCTTTCCAACTTGCCGCTTTCCAAATATCACCAGTATTCAAATCAATGAATGAATGGCAACTTCTTTGTTTCAAGGATGACCCGTGGTCATACCAATGAAAAATTCTTACATACTTATTACCAGCATCAAAGCCTGTGGTAAAGCCAAGGTCGTTTTTGAATTGGCATTTATCTTGATAAGAAGCATAATTACTTTCAATATATCTTTGGTATTCTTCAATATGTGGAAGAAGATTTAAAAGCTTTTCACCTGATTTAGTCATAATATATCCCATAATAAAAAGCTAGTTTTTCTTTAAGGCCTATAACTAGCAAAAATAGGCCGCTTCTTTTTGTGAGATTTATGGTCCTCACCGGACGGCACCGCCCTTGACCACTTGATACCAATTATAACACAACCACCTATATTGTCAAATGGCTGTTGTTTTGAAACAACTATTTACCACCTAGTGATTGTATCATTTCGGTAAGTAATTTTCTAGCCATGGAATCTGGTGTAGTCCAACACCGAATTCTTTTTAGATTGGCAACCAAATCATTCTGTGTCATAGATACTAGACCAAATCTTCAACTTTTCTTTTTTGTAATGTCTAGCAGCATTAATTGCAGTATCAGACAATACACATTGTTCTGTCAAAATATCAATCATCGCCAATACTTGGCCAACTTCCATTTGTAATTCTTCTAGTGTCGTGCCGGATTCTGGCAAAGGCCATCTAGATTCTGTACCAAAACGAAATACTTTGGATGCAGCTTGAATTACTTCAGCACATTCTTCTTGTAAAATCAGTAGTGCTTCTTTTTGTTTCTCATTCATTTTCATCTTCTTCAATAAATTTAATCACAGGCATATATTCTTCCACCTTTTTAAGTGCTTCCAATTTTGTGGGAGCAATTACCTTGCAAGTATATAAACCATCTTTCATACTAATGGTAAATGGAACAACTCCATTAATAAACCATTCTTCTTGCACATAACACTTGATGTGCCATTCTCTGGCATCAAGACATCGTTTAATCATTTCATCAGCGATCCTTTTAGGATCGAAATCATCAGCTTCAATTATTTCAGGCATTTTCGTTCAGTAATTGTTGGGTACGACCTTCATTTATAAAAACTTCAACCATATGTTTAGCATCAACCAATGTTTCCATCACATTCATTTTTCTAAACAATCGGTCACCAATGTAAAGCTCAACAACATAACAATGATTGTTATGAAAAATGTTTGCTTTTCTATCTGCACCATATTGTGTATGTAATAACATCATTCTGTTTCTCCAAAAGCGTATTTTTTGGCAGCTTCTTCTGCTTCTTCTTCGGTGTTATAAAACTCGGTTTTAAATAAATCAGACTCTTTAAAAAAGTCCACAACATATGGTGCCATGATACACGATGCCACAAATAATATATCAGCGTGGCGGTGTCCTTGAGCACCAAAAAAAGATACTAACTGTTCTATCATGATATCATTCCTATAAATCTGTTAAGCACAACACGGTTTGCAACACGACCACCAGCATACTTACTAAATGCGGATACGAGACCACGAGTGGTGGCATTTTCTTTTACTTCAAAAGTATTATCTTCATCTGTGTTCAATGCTTCAGAACGGAGAATATAATACTCATCAAAACCAGCCGTAGTAACAACTGCAAATTTGGTTTTACGGAATGAAGCCTTGATAGTTTCGTAATTTGCTGTGCGTGGGTAAAAGTCATATATCTTACGACCAAACTCACGACCAGAAATTACATAAAATCCTAATACATTACAATTGGTACGAGCTTTCAACAACTTTACATATGCACCTGTATGATTAGCACAATTATATATGTTATCAACAATTTCTTGATGTTTAGTTATTGGATCACGAATAATCAAACCAAAATTATCAAGACCATAATCTTTACCAATTCTGAGATATTTACCATCATCACTCATATCATAAGTTTGACGGAGTGTATGGCCTTCACCATCTGTTAAGAATACAGAATTAACAATTTGTAATTTATAATGTTTCTGAAAGGCAGGAATAATTTCCATAGCGGCAATAACTGCTTCATTCAATGGTGTACCACCCATAGCCATAAAGGTAGGTGTATATCTTTGATTATTAGCTATGAATGTCAAAATTTTGGCCGCCTTAGTAAATTCACCAGCACTCATTTTACTTGACAATAGATTCATTAGATAAAAAGGATTACTTGCAATATCACCTTTCTTTGGAGGAATTTGATATTGGAGTGAATTGAAACTTTCAGGTGAAGCAAACGCATATACATCATATGGAATGTTTACTTTTTTACAGAACATCACCAGACTGATTAATTGTTTCACGGTGTTTGCAATATGGTCGTGCATTGAACCAGACCAGTCTAAGAACATGACGAGACCATGTGATTTACCATTTGGTACAACCGAAATCTTTTTAAAGATGTCATCATTGAATTGATAAGAGAAAATCTTCTTCATATCAAGGTCACCAGTTTTGGCAGTAGATGCACGTTTTAACTGGTCTGCATTTTTACGCAATTCAAATTCTTTAACAAGATAGGAAACTACCTTGTTTGTATCACGGCGTAATTTATTATATTGACCATTTTCTGCTCTGTCAAAATTTAATGCCCATTGAGAATATTCACCTTCAATTTTTTTGTATAATTCTTTATATGTAAGAATACCTTTCTTCATATCGAACTTAGGAATGTTGCCATACATATAGTTCTTTGCATTTTCAGCAAATAACTTTTTCTCATTTTGTTTAAAGGCTTCATCAGTAAAAGCACGAACATTGTCTTGTTCTATTTCTTTATGGTCAAAACGTTCATCATCACCGATAATTTCGGTATCTTCATCTTCACCATTGTCGTAATCATCAGAAGCTCGTTTTGAACCAGATTCGGTTTCTTCACCTTCTTCGGTTTCATCACCAAAGTCCTCGTCCCATTCATTGGCAAAATCATCACCATCTTCACCATCTTCATCATCTTCGGAATCTGGTGCATTGGCTTTACGTTCTTCTTCTTTTTGTTTCATAAAAGCAAGAACTTTTTGAGCCACAACTAAAACATCATCATAACTTTCGGTAGATTCAATCTCATCAAGCAGTTTTCTTTCTTCTACATCAAAACGAATACCAAGCATAGCACCGCCTTTGCTGTGCATATTCACTCGGTCAACAAAATTCAATTCATTCAAATCAACACCATTGGTGCCAAAGAAATCTTTTTGAGTTAGTTCAACATATGCTTTTGTGAAAGATGAACGGAGGCCTGGATATTTGTATTTGACTTTTTTCTCAATACGAACATCTTCGATAACATTTGAAATGGATTGTGGAATTTTTAAATCTCTGGCACGGATAAGACCAGATTCAGGAGTGTATAATGCGTGGCCAACTTCATGACCAACAAAAAGGTCATAAAGATAACCAGAAATATTCTTATCTAAAACAGGAATTGTCAAAACACGATTTTTGACATCAAAGCAAGCAGTAGGAACATTGCGCTGTTCTACTACTAAGTTCTCGGTAGCCATCAATTTGGCTAAAAGTGATTTGGATTCAAGCAATTGCATATAAGCTCCTAACGATTAATATAACAATTATACAGGAATCCTATATTCCGTCAAGTATTTTCTTCGGAAGCGTTGTTTTTTAGCAACACCAGTGATTATTGATACAGTTCTTTGCGTTTTTGGTAGTCGGAAAGGTCTTTTTCCATACCAGATAATACTGCCCATTTTCTGGTAACAATATCTAAACGCTTCCAAGCAGGAATTTCTTCATCATCTACTATAGCATTCATCCAATCAATGTGTTCAATACTCATTTCATTCTCCTCTATTTACTATTTTTACCAATTTTAACTTTTCCCAAATTTTAATATAACCCCAACCTAAATCAAATTCCCACCACTTATGGCTTAATTTTGGATTTGCTGGTTCTGCGTGATGATTGGAGTGCATATTATCACCAATTAAAAAAAATCCTAGAAACGGAATATTCTTACTGTTATCTTTTGCTTTCTTATTATGATAACCACCCAAATAATGAGCAAATCCAGTCACAACAGTACCTGACCAAAATGGTGTCCAAAACACTTGTGTTAACCAAATAATTATTCCCATCCAACCAAATAATAAAAAATTAATTAATAATAATAAAACTAAACCCATACGTTGATATGGTACATATACATTTTTTTCCATCCAATCATTAGGAGTGCCAACACCATAAAACTCAACTTCCCATTGTGGTGCAAAATTACGATAACGATAATATGATGTGGCTAAAAAATCAGAGAAAGCAATTTTTTTTATTCCCAAAATTACCGGAGAATGTGGATCACCTTCAATATCCGTGAAACGATGATGTTTTCTATGTGTTGCTACCCATTCTTTTATGTGAACACCATCAGTTAACCAAAGCCAAAACCGAGCAAAATGTTCAAAAGCAGGTTTAAATTGCAATGTTTTATGTGAAAGTCCTCGGTGTAAGTATAAACAGACAAAGACTGACGTTATATGTGTCATTACGATAGTATAAATTAGTTCATACATCTATTTTTTTAGACTTTTTTCAAAAAAATTGTGTTCGATTGCGCTTGCCAACTCATCTGCAAGCTTCGGATCGAATTTTACGAGAAAATGCGCTACATCTTGAGCAGGAATGTGCCTTAGATTGAACATAATCTCATCTATACCTTTATATATTTGTGTTTCTTCCCATTGTTGCAACATAATTTCTCACATTTCATAATATTGGTCAATTACAACGATATTTTTGCCTCGTTGTTTGGCTTTTCCAAGTGCTAACATGGATTGTAACTCAATTTCTTTTTCTTGGCAAGTTAAGGACTGAAAATATTCTTCATAATCTTGCCAATCTTCATCTGTCCAACCTTTTGGTGTATTCATATCATCTTCTCATACTCGAAATTTCTTTGGCTTCTTTATCCGTGAATACAGGAACGGCATTTGACTTGTGCATTGTAGCCACACCTTTCATTTTTTCACCTGTATATGAATTTTGGGATTTTTTGGTACAAGGTATAAAACCTGTATCAATGGATGCGTATAGGGGAGTTTCCCTGCCAGCTGGAATTCTAGGAATAGGGATAGATTTGGAAATACTCGTGGTATTGGTATAATTCGTTTTTGGAGATATTGCCAAAATCTGATTTTGCCATTCTTCGTGGCGTAATCTCACCAATTTTGGAACTTTGCGTCTTTTAGACTTAGGAATGTAACCGTGTATAATCATAATGTAATCTCCGACCAGGAAACTACTATGATACTACAGTTTAGAGAAAATGTCAAGAGTAAGTGTTGTTTTTATGACACACCTACCAGATTATATGGATCCAAAGCTTTATTTCAAAAGCGGACACCGATACTTATCCGAAAAAAATTAAATATAAGTGGAAATAATGATTTTTCTTATATTATGAAATTATAATCGCATTGGCCAATCTTTTTCATCAAACAAATCAATTGAATCTTCGTATTCATGATTTTTTAACTTCTTTACTTCAGCGTGTTCACTTCTACGCTTTTTACTATGTAAGAAATTCTTCGCATAATCATAATCATCTGAGTAATCTTTATTTTTGCGAAACTTACCTATAAACTTTGTCACCACTATCTCCTATTTCAAGGTTTCAAATGTTATGCCTCTTATTTTTGTTTCTGGCATATTGTGCATATCCATATCCGATACATAGGTTATGTTGGAATGTGGATAACAAATTTTTACAATTTTGAGAAGCTGGCAGACTGTGCCATCCGAATCATTGAAAGTGAATACTTCATCAACACATCTTACATTTTGAATAATTTCTCGGCGTGTTTGATAATTGTGGGTGAATCCACCACGAGCATATACCATCCACCAATCTGAATGAACTCCAACCAGTAACCAGTCACCTTTCCTCTTACATCTTTGTAGGAAGTGTAATTCATTGGATTCTAAAGGATCAAACTCACCGGTAACTACAATGATTCGTTCTTTATCGTGCATTTAGGGTAAAAGTTTTGGAAATGCCTCTTTGACAAAATTATATGTCAATCCTTTCACGCCTTGGTCTTTTTGAAAGATACCCATCACAACTTCAGCTTCACGAGGTTCTAAAGATTCTAAGAATAGAATCAACAGTTCGTTTTGTTTTCTTGGAGAGAGTTTTTCAGCTTCAGGATGTCCTTCCTGAAACAGATAGATTCTACGAATTTCCGTAGATAGTTGAGCAACAGAAATTCCTGGCTTTGTATCAGGAATTTTGTAGTTTTCTGGCATTTCTTTTATTTTCCATTTATGAC